TATATCCTGAATTATATAATTTTTTAAGGAAACAATAATCATGGCAACCAAACCATTTGACGTAAGCAAATTTCGTAAAAGTATTACAAAAAGTATCGACGGTATCAGCGTAGGATTCAACGATCCAACAGACTGGATCTCTACAAACAATTACGCTCTTAACTATCTTATTAGCGGGGATTTTAATAAGGGCATTCCAATGGGTAAGGTTACTGTGTTTGCTGGAGAGTCTGGTGCAGGTAAAAGCTTTATCTGCTCAGGAAATCTCGTCAAGAACGCACAAGAACAGGGTATATATGTTATTCTTATTGATACCGAAAACGCACTTGACGAGGCATGGCTTCACGCACTCGGCGTTGATACTTCTGAAAACAAGCTTCTCAAACTCAACATGGCAATGATTGATGATGTTGCCAAAATGATCACCGAGTTTGTCAAAGAGTATAAAACATTACCCGAAGACCAGCGTCCCAAGGTTCTTATTGTGCTAGATAGTTTAGGCATGTTGCTAACTCCAACAGATGTCAATCAGTTCGAAGCAGGTGATTTAAAAGGCGACATGGGTCGTAAGCCCAAAGCACTGACTGCATTGGTTCGCAACTGTGTTAATATGTTCGGTAGCTTGAACATCGGTTTAGTCGCCACAAATCATACATATGCCAGCCAAGACATGTTTGATCCAGATGACAAGATCTCAGGCGGACAAGGCTTTATCTATGCAAGCTCGATTGTGGTTGCTATGCGTAAACTCAAACTCAAAGAAGATGAAGATGGTAACAAGATTAGCGAAGTAAAAGGTATCCGTGCAGCATGTAAAATTATGAAAACTCGCTATGCCAAGCCGTTTGAAAGTGTACAGGTTAAAATTCCTTATGAGTCTGGCATGAATCCATATTCTGGACTTGTAGACATGTTTGAAGGTAAAGGTTTATTGCAGAAAGAAGGCAACAGTCTTAAATACACGCTAGCAGACGGTACAGTGATCAAGCAGTTCCGCAAAGCATGGGAGCGTAACGAAGATGGATCCCTTGATAAAGTAATGGCAGATTACACTGCCCACCCACATGGGGCTACTGTTGAACAACCAGAAGAGGAAACAATAGAGTAATGGATTTAAAGTTAGCTAAACGAATGCTCGGCGGCATAGCATATAGTCAAGGCAGAAATAAAGTATCAGGGCGCCCAGTTAAACCTGTAACATTAACTGATCAAGACTTTGTTGAAATATATAATTTGCAAAATGGAAAATGTTACTGGTCCGGGCTTCCACTTGATCCCAAGTATAATAATATTAAACATCATCCATTTGCAATAAGTCCTGAAAGATTAGATAACTCCCTTCCGTATGACAAAACTAATGTGGTATTATGTAGACGAATGTTTAATCTAGGACGTATGGCTTTTCCGGAAAAAGAATTTAGTGAAACTATGCAACAGTTAAAAGAGGAATTTAAAAATGAGTATTGATGTTGAAGTGTTAATTGAATCTTATATCACACTTAAAGAATACATTCCTGCTAAAGAACGACAAGCAGCCGCTGACAACTTGGTCAGTATGCTTGTGGACAATTTAAGTGATAAAGAGTTGAGAGAATTTGGTGGCACTGACAGTTTTACTAAACGTGCCATTGAAGAATATCTTGACGATGAAGACGAAGAAATTGATTACGAAGACTGATGTGGTATAATCGTGTTGTTGCAGACCTTGGAGCGATTCCGGCCTTCATTGATTATTATGAAGGCGAACTCGCACAGGCAAAAACAGAAACATTTATACGAGGTAATGTTGAAAAGTCCGCTGCGAATCTACCGGGTATTACAGAGCACAGATTTAACCAGTTACAGGAGATCGAGGCTGTACTTCACTATCTTAATATACAACTTCGCAAGATTAGACGCAAGCATTTTCAAAAGTACTTGGAATCTTATGCCCGAGCTCTTACAAGTCGCGACGCTGAGAAATATACAGATGGTGAGGACGAAGTCATTGACTTTGAGACTATCATTAACGAAGTTGCTTTGCTTCGAAACAAATGGCTTGGAGTTATGAAAGGTCTTGAAAGCAAAAACTTTATGTTGGGTCATGTGGTACGACTACGCACAGCCGGCATGGAAGACATTGTGATTTAATGGACTATCAAGAACACGCAAAAAATATTTTACGAGAATGGGCATTATGTTCCACTGCTCGTCCAAAGAACAATGCTGTTGATATTCAAATTGAAAAAGACACTTGTGGTAGGTGGGCAGTTAATTTGATTCATAATATGAATTGGGGATCTGATCAACAAATAGCCGAAGCATGCTATCAACTTGAATCAAGATTGAAACCGCTTAAAGAAAAAATTGTCATTGAGGTGTTACAAAATGGGGCTGTTTAGAAATCCACAAGAAAGTTTTGATCAAACACAATTCGTAAGAGATGTGCTTTATAAGTACGACAGTTTTTTAGACAGTCTTGAAGTTATTGCAGATTTTGGCTGCGGTACAGGGCTCAATACTGAATGGTGGGCTAAACTTGAAACAAGAGATGATCCGCCCGAACCAAGAAATTATCTTTGCTACGCTGTTGATCAAAACGTAGAAAGAATAAGAGAAGATATTGCCTCGCTGAAAAATGTCAAGGTGGTAAAAGCTAATTTAGAAGATTCAGATAGATTTATCCCAAGACAAATTGATTTGATATGGTGTCACGATACTTTTCAATATATAACCAATCCAATTAATACTCTAAAAAATTGGAATGCAATGATGAGTGTTAATGGTATGTTGATACTAAGTTTACCACAAGCTGTGCATTACAAACATAACAGACTTCAAAATATTAGTCATAATGGATGGTATTTTAATCATAATGTCGTAAACTGCATGTACATGTTGGCAGTAAACGGCTTTGATTGTCGTGATGCATATTTTTATAAAAAAGAAAATGATATGTGGCTTTATATTGCAGTTTATAAAAGTGACATAGAACCTATGAATCCGCAAGAAACAACCTGGCATGATTTAATCAATTTAAATCTAGTAAATGAAAGCGTTGCTAGTTCTATTAATACATATGGGCATGTAAGGCAAGAAGAGTTACTAACAACCTGGTTAGATAAAGATTACTATAGAATTCAAGAATGAAAATTGTTTTAGTGACTGGGGGGTTTGATCCCTTACATTCGGGTCACATAGCATATTTTAAAGCAGCACGAGCATTAGGCGACATGCTGATTGTGGGACTCAACAGTGATGAATGGCTCGAACGCAAAAAAGGTCGTGCCTTTATGCCGTGGAATGAGCGACTGTGTGTGCTCAACAACTTGTCAATGGTCGATGAAGTTTACACATTCAACGACGAAGATGGATCAGCAAGACATTTCATACAACAAGTGCAAGCTCACTATCCTGCTGCAAGATTGTTATTTGCTAATGGCGGTGATCGTACCAAAGATAACATACCTGAATTAACAGAATCGGGTGTGGAGTTTGTGTTTGGAGTAGGCGGTGATAGTAAAAAAAATAGCAGCAGTGATATACTGAAAAGATGGAAATCAGTTGAAGTTCAAAGAACTTGGGGTTCCTACACTGTACTAAACGAGATACCTGGCGCCAAAGTTAAAACATTGACTATTCGACCAGGTCAAACACTGAGCATGCAGCGTCATAAACATCGCAGCGAATATTGGATGGTTACCTCGGGCATGTGCATGATCAACATGGCCTTGCCCGGAGACATGAGCAAGCCACCTAAAATACTGGAAAAATACGACGAATGGCGTGTGCCTGCCTATGCCTGGCACCAACTTACCAATCCTTTTACCAAACCTTGCACCATTATTGAAATACAATATGGCGAACAGTGTGTAGAGGATGATATTGAGAGGTTATAAACCTAGATAATCTCTATGAGTGTGATAGGTCCATTGTTGTAACCAATGTTCTACATCTGCGCCGTTTTGTGGATTTTTACTTTCGATAAATTGTTCTAAATCACTTTTTCCCTGTACAGGAAACATTTCATGCAGACGTTCTACTAGACTTTGCCAGTCCATTTTTGATTCTCCTTGAGTGTGTAAATATTTATTGCAATGCAACATGAGTTAACAGAATATTTAAAACCGGTAAATATGTTATTATGCGCCAGTTTATAAACATCATTACAGAATCTGCTACCAAGCAAGAAATACAAGACATACTTGCTCAAAATGGGTATACTGATCTAAAAATTTCTGGAAACAAAGTTGCAGTGCTCGTTCAAATTCCAGATAAACAAAACAAAGATG